GGAAGCCTACCAAAATACGGCTCGAAACACCATGAAAAACACTGTAGAAATAAACAGTGCGAAATTAGTACACGCGGATTCCCTGCAATATATCAAAACCCTGCCAGACAACTGCATTGACGCCATCATTACTGATCCGCCCTATTACCGCGTTAAGACAAACGGCTGGGACAATCAGTGGTCGTCCACTATTGAATTTTTGGCGTGGCTGGACGAGTTCTTCGCTGAATTTTGGCGGGTGCTGAAGCCAAGCGGCTCGCTGTATCTGTTTTGTGGGCCGAAACTTTCAGCTGATACAGAAATACTGATGCGCGCCCGCTTCAACGTGCTGAACCACATCGTGTGGGCGAAGCCAAGCGGGCGATGGAATGGGGCAAACAAAGAATCATTCCGCCAGTATTTCCCCGCGACCGAGCACGTTCTCTTTGCTGAGCACTATGGTGCGGACGGCTTTGCGAAAGGCTCGACGGGCTATGCATCAAAGTGCCAAGAACTGAAACAGCAGGTGTTCGCGCCGCTGATTGAATATTTCAGGTCAGCTCGCCAGCGGCTGGGCATTTCAGCGAAAGAAATCAATGAGGTCACAGGCACAAAAATGTGTAGCCATTGGTTTAGCGCGAGCCAATGGCAGTTGCCGAGCGAAACCCAGTACGCGGCTCTTCAGGGGCTGTTTAATCGTCGTGCCGATGAATTGGGTAGCACCGGGCTGGCCAGCGACCACGCCTCATTAGCTCGTGAATATGCTGGGCTTTCAGAGGAGTACGGTGGCTTGCTACGGCAGTACGACGATCTGCGGGGTGAGTATGAGAGCCTTCGGCGACCGTTCAACGTGACTAAGGCGGTACCGCACACGAACGTTTGGACGTACCCGCCGGTTCAGTTCTACCCAGGGAAACATCCGTGCGAAAAGCCGCTGGCTATGATGCTCGACATCATCAACGCCAGCACGCGCCCCGGCGATCTTGTCGCGGACTTCTTTATGGGGTCGGGTGCCACGCTAAAAGCGGCGGAAATGCTGGGTCGGCGGTCGCTCGGCGTCGAATTAGAGGAAGAGCGGTTCTTGCAAACTGCCGATGAAATAAGGCGTCTTTAATCATGTAGCCCCGGTCTCCGGGGCTTTTTTTTGGCCCGCCGGGCTGAGGCTGCAGGCGGAGCTATGACGACGGTAATTGAATACGGAAATCCAGACCTCTGGCTGGTTTTGCTGATGCTCGTTGCAGGTGTTATCTCGAGCGCCCTACTTTCCAGCGACCCGCTCAACTTGCGGCGCGTGACTGGTGATGTTCTTCGCGGCGTCATCGTAGCGATCACGCTCTGGACCTTTGGCCTGATGGGCCAGTTCTCAATAACGCAGGTGATCATCCTATCCGGGCTGTCGGCAGTGGCATGGCCACACGCCGCCGAAGTCATCACCGGCTTTGCAAAACGAAATCTAAGCCGGATCTTCGGCGGGAGAAAGAAATGAATTACGGACTCGTCAACAAGATTGACGCGATTAGCTATGCCCGTGCGGCCTGTGACGTGCTTGGCGGTGGGAAAAACCCTGAGAGCACTGTAGCGCTGCTTGTTGAGACAGCAGCAGCTGAGACGCTTTTGGGGGATTACAAAGACCCTACGACAACCAGCGCCGGAACGGGCCTCACGCAAGTCGATCAAGGTACCTTTGAATGGTTACGCGATAAATACAAGGGCACGGCGTTGGCCAGCCGCTTGCTGAAGGAATTCGGCATCGACTTATCTCGAACCGTGTATCAGGAATTGAGGACATCACCGTTGATGGCGATGGTGTTCTGCCGCCTGCGCTATATGGCAGTGCCAACAGTTATCCCGGCTACGCGAGAAGGCCGCGCCAGCTATTGGAAGCAGTATTACAACACGGTTGCTGGCAAAGGCACGCCAGCAGATTACCTCGAAAAATGCCAACGCAGCGATGTAGATGCGCTGTTCGCCGAAGAGCGCCGCCTCGGCGCAGGGGGTTGATATGAAGGCGATGTTCAAAGGATGGCTGACGCTGGTCAGCGTATTCGGTCTGCTGGTCGTCGTTATGGACCCAGCCCGCGCCGAAGTGAGCACCGATCTGGCTGATGTTATCAGCGCACTTCCGCCGGGGTTTGCGGCGTGGTTGGGGGTTATTACTGGCGTGCTTTATGCGCTGGCGCAGCTGCGGGCGGTGTTACCGCCCCGCATTACTGACCGAATCCCGACGATTTTGATGAAGCTTCTGGATTTGGTGGCAGCGAACTACAAGCACGCGCGGAACGTGCCACCGGCTCCCGCCGGAGATCGTGACGATTGGGACCGTGGTCCCAGCGATGACAAGTTCCGTGAGATCGTGGAAACGGCTAAAGCCGAGGGGAAAATTCGTGGAAGCCGTATTGAGAATAGTCGCGATAGCCCTGGAATTGATAATCCGGGGCGTAAGGGCGCATGAGGCTGATGAACGCCAGCGCAGGATTGATTATGCGCGGAATAATCCTGCTGATTACCTGCGCCGCTTTGGCCGCGTGCGTGAAGTCACCGGCGATACCGATGCCAGAGCCGTGCGCAGCGATAAGACCGGTCCTGAGTGATTCAGCTCAGGTGGATGGGTATTTCGTTATTTCAAATGCAGATATGTCACAGCTGACCGGCTACATGGCGGCGCTGGAGCAGGGCTGTATTGCTCAAAAAGAGTGAGGGTAGATGGCTATTTTTAAGCGGCTTAGCAAAGAGCAAATCACCGAGATGTACACCCATCAAGCCCTATTCTGCGGCGTGGTTCCGGTTTACATCAACATGCGTGATCCGGTCGCCCCTGACGTTGCTGTACGCAACTGGGTTCCGGAATGGAGCATGGATGCTGTTGAGTGGCTGCTGTTGCCGTATCAATGGTTGCGAAAGAAGTTAAACCCGAGCTATGTGCCGTTGGCTGGGTTCGTGCTGACAGGCCTGATCGATGGAGTGGCAGAATGAAGGTCTATATCGCAGGCCCGATGACCGGGCATGAGAACTTCAATCGTGATGCTTTCAACAAAGAAGCAGCGCGTCTGACAGCCCGCGGGCATGTCGTTCTTAACCCGGCAACTTTGCCGTCTGGGCTGACCCAAGGCGAATACATGGACATTTGCTTTGCCATGGTTCGGGCTGCTGATGGTGTTCTGCTGCTCCCTGGGTGGAAGGCGTCACCGGGGGCAACGGCTGAGTATCACTATGCCTACAAGCTGGGGCTGAAGACGTTTTCAGTCCTGAATCTTCCCAGTGCAGACATGGCCGGCTATGCCGAACTGCAAGCCTGATAATTAACGGAGACATCATGGAAAACCAAATGACGGCGCTATCGTCGGTCAGCATCGAAGAAGAAACGTTATCCAAGCTGCTGATTGAGGTATGTGCCAGCATGTCACCGGATCGATATAAAACTGCCGTCGACTTGGCAGCTGAAGCGGTGAAGTCAGCATTCGCAAAATTGCGTGGCCAAAATGAAGCTGGCCAAATGACGGTTAGCCTCGGTGTGAAAGTTGATGATCAGGTGCTTCAATGCCTGAACCATATCGCTCAAGAGGTCAACGCCCTATCCGAAAAAGTCAGTGATAGCAACGCTCGGCTAACCCATGTAATCACAACGTTATCCGATAAAAACTACCCAGAACTCAGGGGCGCCTGATTTATCAAGCGCCGTCCGTCGCCGCCGTCAGCGTTAGCAGAGACGCATCGCTCCTTTATGCTAGCCGCGCTGGTTGAGTCAGTAACGGGCAACACCTCAGTGGCAACTGGATCAAGCCGGCAACGTCAGCCGTGGTGGAAGAAGCGGCGTGACCCCGCGAGAGAGCGGACAACACCAGAGATTACTATGCCTCCAAGAACAAAGAGACCGTGCCGCCATACAGGCTGCGCGGCATTAACCAATGACCGATCCGGGTATTGTGACCAGCATCGAGAGCAGCATGCCGGAGACGGTTGGCAGAGGCATACAGGCGGCAAGTCTCGGCATGAGCGAGGTTATGGGCGACAGTGGGATATTCGCCGCCCGCGTATCCTGCAGCGTGATAACTACGTATGCCAGGCATGTAAGCGAAAGGGAATTGGAACCGTGGCGACACATGTCGACCACATCATACCGAAAGCCCACGGCGGGACCGATGCAGACGACAACCTCGAGTCGCTGTGCGCTACGTGCCACAGGGCGAAGACTGCGACGGAGAGGTTTAGGCGGTAGTTGGTTGAAGACTGGCTGCAGACCTTGAATAATAAGTCGCAATAGAGAGACTGATGCGAGGTTGTTATGGATTCACAGGCATTTACCCACGAAAATGAAGTGATAGCATTTGCCCCTATAGAAGACGATGGAAGGCTATTTGCAAAGCAGGACGTATGGTTAAGCCCTAACGGTGAAGTTCGGTGGGACTTCATTATGCATAACGGCAAGGATTGGCATTTTGCCCAAAAGCTAATCTACCTATCAAATGGTGCCATGCTGTCTGCGTTTAAGTATGGCATCAAGAAAAAACTAGAAGAAGAGGGTCGCTAAGGCGGCCTTTTTTGATCACGAAGCAGGTAAGAGTAAAGGGACCGAGGTTATGACTGAAGAACAAGCAACCTTGCTACTAGTCAAAGGCACTATCGCTGATTTGCCTGCAGAAACGCAGGAGTCCGTCAAGAAATGCGTGGCAAGCATTAGAGAATTGTTGGCCGCGTATCCGAACGGTGAGGCGCATATCGCGCTCGCACTGCTGGGCGCAGAGCTGGCAGCAAACTGATGATGGCATCGCCACAGGCGCTCCCGGAGCGTCTGAGCCAATGCTCTCAGGGGGTAGGGGGGATCTAATCCCAAACCCCTTTCGATCGCCGGGACTGCCGCTTCAGGTAGATTTTTACGCGCGTGTAATAAGAATTTTTTTTCGAACATTTTTAACATCTGAGGTGCTGCGATGTCGGCAGGGATTCGCTCGCCGGGTGCCGGCGCAAAACCAGTGAACTCGGGGGTTCAAACAAAGACGCTGACTCGCGCAGTTTCTCCGCCAGACGAGTTGATGGGGGAAATGGCGGTCGATGCGTGGAAGCGGACGTGCAAGATATTGGTCGATAGCGGTAATTTTGCAATGCAGGATTGTTTTCTCCTGATGGAGTACTGCAACACAATCCAAATCCTGTATGACGCCAATCAGGAAATTAAAAACGATGGCATGTCAGATGAAACTGCCGCCGGCGGCGCGAAGCTGTCCGCAGCAATAAAGACTCGCGACAAGTGCATCTCACAACTGATCCGACTCAGCGTCGTCCTGCGGCTGGACCCGACCAGCCGAGTTCGGCGTGCTGGCAGCGGGGCGAACGACGAAGAGAAAGGAAACGAATTTGCAGGCTACTAACTGGGACCGCGGTCCCAGTTTTTGATCATGGATACCTCTGATGGCGACATATCCAAACGTGAACGCGGCGATGCAGTACGCGCGCGACGTCATCAGCGGGAAAATTCTGGCGTGCAATTACGTCAAAATGGCGTGCCAGCGCCACATTGATGATCTGCAAAAGAGCATCAACGATAAGGATTACCCGTTTCGGTTTGATCGAGAGAAGGCTGAACGTGCGTGCCGTTTTGTGCAGCTTCTCCCCCATTCCAGCGGCGATTTGAAAGGGCAAAAGCTAAAAGCTGAGCCGTGGCAGTTGTTCATCTTTGCCTGCATTTTTGGCTGGTTGCGGAAGAAGGACAAAAAGCGGCGATTCACCGAGGCATACATCCGGGTTGCGCGTAAGAACGGCAAGTCCTTCTTCGCTGCCGGCATCGGTATGTACATGTTCTGCGCTGATGGTGAGAACGGAGCCGAGGTCTACTGCGGCGCTACGCAAATGCGTCAGGCCAAAAAGGTTTTCACGCCAGCGCGCCACATGGCCAGAATGCTGCCGAACTTGCGTTCGCACTTTGGTGTAGAAGTCTGGGTCGACAAGCTGACCCGAGAGGATGGTTCGATATTTGCCCCGGTAGTAGGCGACCCTGGGGATGGTGACTCCCCGTCGTGCGCCATCATTGACGAATATCACGAACACTCGACAGACACCCTATATCAGACGATGACAACGGGTATGGGCGCACGTAGCCAGCCTTTGACCGTTATTATCACCACTGCTGGTAGCAACCTCGCCTCACCTTGTTACGACAAGGATAAAGAGGTGAAGGAGGTACTGGACGGAATTCTGCCGGGTGATCATATCTTCGGCATGATTTACGAGCTGGACCCCGGCGACGACTGGCAAGATCCTACGAACTTGATCAAGGCTAACCCGAACATAGGCGTATCGGTTGGCTACGAGTATCTGGTTAAAAAGCTGGAAACCGCTCGCACTGTTCCGCGTCAGACTAACGCAATAAAAACCAAGCACCTCAATATGTGGGTGT